TGAGGCTTTCCTGCTTGGCGTTGAAGCGCGTGAACTGCGCCTGGACCTCCAGGCCCTGGGCCATGCCCTTGTACATGGCCGCCGTCGCCAAGCCCTGGCGGTACTGCATAAAGGCGCCTGCGGCCGATAATGCTAATCCTATGCCGGAGGCAGACATTCTAATCTCCCGCGCTGACGCTGACCCGGTAATCCAGGTTCAGCAGGGTCATGAACATCGGCTGCGATTGCGTCACCTCGACCTGGCCCTTGTAGTCGTAGCCGAGGAAGGGGCCGACCCGCTTGGTGCCGGTGAACTTGGCGACACCCTGGCCGAGAAAGTCGGTTCCGAGGGCGCGGAACGGAACCTCGACGCCGTTGACGCTGATGTTCTGCGTGTTATCGAGGATGATCGACGCCTTGACGATCCGCTTCTTGTTGCCGGTGATCGGCCCGGCCGGCAGGCGCGTCTCCACGGGCATCGTCCTGATTAGCGGCGTCGTCTTGGATGCGCTGTCCGCAAGGGTGTCCACAAATGCCGGATATTCGATGCCGATCTCCAAATAGGTTGTCGGCAACCGATCGATCGTCACCGCCCCGGAAGCCACGGTCACATCGCTCAGGATGTTGTCGTCGGCTATCACCTTGCACGTTTGGTCTTCGAGGAAGGCAAGGCTGCTAACCGAGGTGGATGTCGGGAGGTCGCCGGCGGTGGCCGTGTATTGTATCGACGAGTCCGTCGTGTGGTCCGAACTGAATACCTCCAGATAATACACATTGGTATTCACGAAGTCGGTCGTCGCCACGCGGGCCGTATCGCTTGACGCCACCGTAAGGTTCTGCTTGCCGATTGCCGCCCTGGTCACGGTTACCACGTTTGCCGCCGGATTGGCTGCCGTGAAATCGGCGTGTGCATTGATAACGGTGAAAATATTGTCGGCGGTGGTATCGTTCGATTCGTTCGGCCGCCATCCCAGCGTTTCAGCCGGGGCCGTACCCCCAGCCGCTTCAGACGTGAAGACCACGGATGTCCCGCTACTCGTTATCAACGTGATGGTCGTTCCAACTGCGATGTTCGTGTAGTCCGTCACGGTGATGGTGCAGGTCGATTCGTCGGGCAATGTCCGTTTAACGGCTGCATAGACGACCGGCGTGTCGGCATCCTCGATCTGGCAATCCTCGAACGTGCCATCGGTCGTGAACAGGCTCGGCGCGATGACGTTTTGGCTTCTCAGGATCGAAAACACCGCCAGGGAACCATCGCCGCTGTTGGTGATCATCAACAGATCGCCCTCGTCGACGTTGGTGCCGCGGCGCATCGCCATCCTGGTTGGCGTCTGCAACAGGTGCGACGACAGCATCGATATGTCGGTCGAGACGTAACTGCCCTCGATATCGGAAAACAGGAATTCCCTCACCGCCTTTCCGCCGCGCTGCACATAGAGGGTGCCGCCCTCGGTGCTGACCGGCCTGGTGCCCTCCTTGGAGCCGCGTGTCGTCGACGGCTTGAAAATGAAGGCAGTCGGCGTCAGGGGTGAACCGTCGATCTGCGGGCAGATGAATTCCGTACCTGTGGTGAAGATCTGGAGGTCGCGGCCGGAGAAGACACCGACGATGGCGTTGACCTTGTCGGTGTCGATGGTCGCTTCCAGGCCCTCGTCGTCGAGAGCCTGTCCGGGATCATAATCGAAATAGTCGCCGACACGCGAACCCCAAACCGTCGTCGGCAGTTCCTTTGAACCGCCAATCACCAGGCGGCCTTCGTGGAAAGTCGCCGTCCGCGGCCATCCCCTGTCTGCCGACCATGCATCCTCGTAGCCGGACTCAAGCGTCCATGCGCCGGATACGATGGCAGCATCACTGAAAAACGGCACGTCGGTAGTGGCCTTGACGACCGTGGTCGACGTGAAGGCGGTGATGCGGGCGCGGCCGAAATTGTCGTTGGACTCGGTGTACTGGCCGACGACCGAGGCCACCGAGAAGGTGGTCGTATTGTCGGGCTGCGTCGTCCATGCCGTGGATACCGTCGCCACCTTCGTCGAGCCGACATAATCGGAGATCACCCGCGATTGACCGGACCCCGTGCCGCCGGTGGTCTTCACGATGGCGCCTATGTAGATGTCGTTGGTCGCAAGCGCACCCGAATCCAAAGTGATGGTGGACGCCCCGCCGGCCTGGGCGGTGCCGGTGCGGCCATCGTGGAAGACGGCGGACCCGGCCGTCAGGGTGATGCTGCCATCCGTCTTGTCGGGCGTCAGGGTCGCAGCCGGCGTCGACGTCGTCAGGGTGAATGCATACTTAGGAAGGTTGTCGAAGGTGATGTCGGCTACGGTCCACGTCGCGTCGGTGGCGCCCCGCACGATCTTCAGCGGCGCCATCGTCTCCTCGAACAGCAACAGGGTGTCGGCGCTTTGTGTCCACCACAGGTTGGCCAGCCGCGCCGACGTGATGCCGTCGGTGACGCCGGCGACGCCGGAGGACACGTCGAGATAATCGTTGCCGCTGGAATTGATGTTGGTGATAAGGGTGCCGTCCTTGAAGACAGACATCCGGGTGCCGGAGAAAAGCATCATATATGTCTGGCTTGTGGAGAAGGCGAAGGGCACCAGGCGGATTCCATTTTCGGGAGAGGTGGCGGATGGAATCGTGAAGACGTACTTCAGGCCAGGCCGCCGCTCTACGGATCCCTGCGGCTTGCAGATGACGTTCCGCGCCCGCTCCAGTGCAGACTCGTACTGTCGCAGGTCGATGCGGCCTCGAAGTTCAGGATTTATCTCGCCAACCGCGAAATTCGTCTGCACCTTGATGACACGCGGCATGGCCTACCCCGTCCGCACATCCACCAGCGGGAAGTCCTCGATGGCAACGGTGCCGGAACCCAAGCCGTCGATGCCGGTGGCCTGCCGGAAGAACCCTCCCCTGCCGTCGTCGGCGGGATTGCCGAAGGCGATTCGTTCCCAATGCTGGGCCTTCGTAAGCTGGTCCGTCACCGGCTCGGCCAGGTGCATGGCCATGGCATAGGTAAGGAGCCTGATGAAATACGTCGGCATTTCCGCTTCCAGCGGCCGCGCCTGGTAGTCGATGGTGATGGCGGCTTGATTGGTCTGGACTTCGCTGTCGTAGATTTCCCATCCGCCGGTGATCGGCACCGCCCCGACCGCGGAGGAACTGAACACCGCCCTCGGAACCAGCGTCAGGGAATCGCTCGGCATCGGATAGGCGTAATTCCATTCGTTGACGGGCGACGTGGAGGACCGCTGGAGGTCGACTTTCTTCAAAGAGAAAGACCAGGGATAAAGGGCAAGCACCTGGTCCCTGGTGTCTGGATAGAGTTGTGAGCAGATGCCGGCCTGGGTGGTGCCGTCGGCAAACGAGGTGATCGTATTCTCGCCAAGCAATTGAAGGGCCGCACTGCAAATGGTCACATCCGTATCGGCAGTTGCCATTGCGAGCCCCTAGTTCAGTCTTAAGTCTCGAGAGATTTGCCGGAGGGAACCCAATCCCCCCGGCTAAATCATCTAATCAGAATCGGTTGCGGTGATAACCAATCCGTCGGTGATATCCACGACGCCCGAGGCATTGGAGTTCACGTAACTCCACACCAGAACCGGCGTCCCTCCGGTGGCCGATGCACACATGATCACATCGTTCACCTTCAGCAAAGTAGACGCATCGTTAAAGTAGCCCGCTGCCCGGATCACCGTCTGGGCATCGGTGCTTGTGTAACTCCAGATCTGAGGAGCGTCGGATGCCTTCGACTGGCCGCCGATAGGTTGAAGTCCTGCTGCTGCGTAAGCCATAAATACCTCCTATTCACGGGCCGTCAGGATTACGATCCCTTCGGCATCCACGGCCGCTGCGCCAGCGGACAAAAGGACGTTGGTCAACCATGAAGCCTTCTCCGGCACATAGTTGATCTCGGTCTTCAGCCCTATTCCCTCGGCATAGCCAATTGCATCCTTGTGCCATGCGAAGAACGTCCGATCAGAACTGCCGTCGATGGCAAGACCGCCTTCGTCCATGTCGCCGAACATGATCATCTTGAAACCCATCCAAGATTCCATGCTTCCAGACATGAGGTTTTTGGCGGAAACATAATCGACGGAAGTCGCCTGGCTTTCGGACAACAGGCTTGCGAGACCATCGGCGTGGATGGCCATGTAACGATCAGTCTGCGGAACATTCTTGCCGTTGAGCAGACGAGAGGCTTCCCGCACTTTTGCGAAATTCAGATTGGTATTCGATCCGCCAATCGAATTCGCAACGGTGAGCGAAGAACTCGATCCCGACAGCGCGTCGAGAACGATCTGGTCCATACGACGCCCGATGGCATGCCCGAGGAGGGATACCAATTCCTGGCGTTCGTCGTAGTTCACCTTCTGCTGGTCGAAGATCGAGGTGTATTCGGGCGCGGCATAGTCCGAGAGGGTCGCGGTGACGTTCGAGTGCGTAATCGAAAGCGGGACCACGTCGGTCTGCGGAATATGAACGGTTGCCTGCCCCTTGGCCATCTTCGGGAATTGAACAGTTGAACCGACGACGCTTGTGCGGCTTCTTACCGTTCCTGCCAATTTCCTGGCGGCCTGGTAGCTTTGCTTGACCTCGGCCTCAAACAGCTTGGTAAAGTTAGTTGAGAGAGAAACAGCCATTTCCCTACTCCATTCCAAGAGTTCAAAAAAGCGCCTGGCAGGTAGGGACAGTTCGTCCGGCTGCGGCTTGCGGCTAG